TCCCGGCTCAGAACACCCCGTATTCGATGAGTTTTTACATCGTTGCGGATGTTCCGAACACCGGTTACACGGTTGCGGAGCAGAAGGCCGTCATTGACGGCTTCCTCGCCAACCTTCAGGCGATCTCTGGTGCCAACCTCACCAAGCTTCTTGGTGGGGAGAACTGACTCTGTCCCGAAGGTAAATGGGACAGTTTCCGTGCAGCGCGTACAGCTGGGGTGAATAACCCCAGCTGTGCGTTGCCACGGGAGAAGGTGAGCATCGAAGCAAGGATCCGCGCAGCTTCACATTGAGTGAGGCCACGGTGAAAAGCCCGATGCCGTTCCTGCAGTGTGTGCTCGATGATCTGAGCACACTGTGTTGCACTAGCACCATCCGCGATGGCAAAACCATCGCGGAGCGTTTCGAACACGAGGGGTGGTCGTTTCTGACGATCACCCTGTCGAACTTTGGCGCAGACTTCCAAAAAAGTCTGGACCAAGGATTCGTCGGTCACGACCAGTTCATGGGCTTTGCCCGAACTGGCGGTCTCCCGAGATTTCTCTCAGGTTTCCTTGACCATGTGTTCGATCGTGAGACAGGTGTGTTGCTCAACGATCCTTCTGTAGCGCACATCTATGCGATTCGTCAGCTAACGCTGATGTTCGCAAAGATAAACCTCCCTTGCACTCCTGCAAGAGAGGCCCGCGCTATCAGGAGTTACGTTGAGTGTGAGCAGGATGTACGCAGTTCGGACGCGCGCTTGGCTGAAAGACCAGAGATGGTCGCTCAGTTTCGTCGCATGTCTTCTCTGCTTTGGGGTGACGTTCTATCTTCCGTGGACCGCATGGTCTACGAAGAAGGTGGAACGGCCATCATCCCAAAGCATGGCCCAGGAGCCACAGCCGACCGACTCCGCGGAAACGCGAAGTGGGAACAAGCTGAATGGCCCCGGCGACTGGAACAAGTGTTCCCTCATGGGATCCATCTTGCTTCCAGCTGGAGGTATTTCCAAGACCTCAGCCATGTGTCCATCCTCGAACCTGGCGCTGAGCGACCCGTCAGGGTCATCACAGTGCCTAAGACGCTCAAGACTCCCCGGATCATTGCAGTCGAGCCTACTTGCATGCAGTATATGCAACAAGGACTACTGGACTGCATCGGGAAGGCCGTCGAAGCAGATGACATCGCTTCAGGCCTTATCGGATGGGCAGAGCAGGTGCCTAATCAGCACCTTGCTCGTGAGGGCTCTAGGAATGGAGCCCTTGCAACCCTCGACCTCTCAGAGGCCTCCGACCGAGTCTCGAATCAGCATGTACGAGAGCTGCTTGCAAATCACCCGCACCTCAACGGTGCAGTGGATTCAAGTAGATCCCGAAAGGCTGATGTGCCTGGTCATGGTGTAATTCGCCTGGCCAAGTTCGCGTCAATGGGTTCAGCTCTAACCTTCCCGCTCGAGGCGATGGTCTTTGCGACCATCGCCTTTTGCGCGATAGAGTCAGAGCTCAACACCCCAGTATCCCGAGGAACTATTCGTAGCTTCCTCGGTCAGGTGCGCGTCTACGGAGACGATATCATCGTCCCGCGTAGATTTGTGCATGCGGTCATCACGTACCTTGAAGCTTTTGGGCTCAAGGTGAACGCGAGCAAGTCTTTCTGGTCAGGCAAGTTCAGAGAGTCTTGCGGCAAGGACTTCTACGACGGCCACGATGTATCTGTGGTCCGTATGCGTAGTATGCTCCCTGCTGATCGCACGAGCGTTCAGGAGATTGTATCTACCGTTTCGTTCCGCAACCAGATGTATTACGCTGGCATGTGGAAGACGGCTAGGTACCTCGATGGGTTGTTGGGGCGGTTAATCCCGTACCCAGTGGTTCTCGAGAGTTCTCCTGTGCTAGGGCGCAACAGTTTTCTGGGCTACGAAACCCAGAAATACTGTGACACACTACACCGACCCCTTGTCAAGGGTTGGGTGGTGGTCGCCGATCCGCCAGTCTCACGACTGACAGATCATGGCGCCCTGCTGAAGTGTCTCATCCTTCTGGAAAAGAAGCACGAAAGTGCTTCTCGCCAGGATGCTAGCTTCGCAACCTCTTGGAAGAGAGCGAGCGGCCAGATCAGTCCTAAGCCTGGGACTGATGATGAGCATCTTGAACGTTCGGGACGTCCTCGACGCGTAGACACAAAGTCGAGATGGGCCACTCCTTACTGACGGAGGGCTCAAGGACCTCAGGTCTCAGACCTGAGGTGGTGTGTTCGACTTTCGACACACCCTGGGGAGTCCAGTGCGGACTCTTTCCGGCTTTCGTCTGGTAACTGACGCTTGACCCTTAGGGGTTGGCGTAGGGTTACTAGGCAGAAAGCCGGGGGGGCTGCACTTGGCAGTGCAGCTC